TGGTTACACTTCTGCAACTACTTTGTAAAGAGAGATCCACTCTGGTCTCTGAACCATGAATCCGTAGTACCACTTGATAGAGTAGAAACCTGTTTCTCCATATGGATCCCAAGTGTTCACGTTCTCAGATGGAGCTTTGTGATTAATTTTCCACTTAACTTTCTTACCATTAGTTTGGAAACCAATAGTTGTAAATGAACCAGAACCAACAGTTAACATTGGGAAGATATCGTACTTTCCACCAGTAGCTCTGTATCCTGCATTTGCAGCAGTCTCTGCTTTACCAGCACCTGACCAGTGAAGCATCTCTGGAACAAGAATAAATCTAAATTGATCAATTGCACCGATCTCACCTTTAGCAAGTGTACCTGCTGCAGCATAGTGTCTAGCTTCAACGAATGCTTTTTCACCATGTAGATCTTTCATTCTCTTAAGAGTAGGGATAAGCTCAGAACCAACGTAGATGTATCTAGCATTATCAATTGTAAGTGTATCAACAAGTCTTGAACCAGTGATCATCTTAGTGTTCTTAGGAGCTTTGTTATCATCAAGTGTGATACCCATCTTCATTAGACCTTCGTAAGTTGGTAATGAAATAGTATCAGTTGACTCACCAGTAATCTCAGAATCTTGAGTTGCTGCTCCACCATAACGGATGATTCCAGCTGCGTTCAGAAGGTCTACCTGAAGTTGTGCTTCAGTGATCTCGTTTGCACCTCTTGTAGACTCACGTCTAATATGCATTTGTAACTGTGGATCAGTATCAAAGTCAATTGACTCTTGAGAATACTCATCAAAGAAACCAAACTTAGCCATTGTACCTTCGATTTCAACTCTTTTGAAACCAACACGGTTAACTCTTCCACCATGCTCAGTAAGCGTAGGAAGTTTACCAACGATAGTACCAACATCTTTAGAAGAACCATAAAGGTTTCCGTTAGCGATAGTTGCACCAGTTGCATCAATACCTTGGTCGTTGATGTTTCTGTCATCTAGCAATGGAAGGTAAAGATACTTTTTAATCTTTTTACCGTAATGCTTTGGCATAGAAGTTGTATCAGCCAATTGACCGAAGAACTGCTCTTTTACTAATTCAATAAGTGACTTTTTGTCATAGAAATAAGTATTGATCTGTGGACCAATTGAGCTGTTTGTACCGTCACCGTAGATTCTTTCAGAATCGTTAGTAGAGTTGTTGAATGCACCAGTTGAAGAGTTTACCTTCAGGAATGCTGCTGTTGAAAGCGTAATTGTTTTCATTTTTTCTGTCCTTGTTATAGTATATCCATACCATCAAGCTTCATGAAGTCTGCATCACTCATACTTAATGGATCGAAATTTTGTTCTACAGCCGTTTTTCTGCTACGAGAAGAAGACATTCCTGACTTTCTCTTGTTGCTTTTTTTACGCTGAGTAGCTTGTTGTTGGTTCGACGGTTGTACTTGCTGCTGAAACTGCTGTTGCGATTGCTGCTGCTCATAGTTGGCCATCTCTTGTACTGTTTGGATATATGCTTCAATGTCACTAGTAGTGTCATTTATCATTCTAGTATCTCTTTTATATTGGACAGTTTCCATCACTCTATCATATAAACCGGACTCAACGTCACTGTTTAAAGCGGAAATGTATTCTGGCTTGTCTGCTATAATTTTCTTACTGTTAGTATCAAACTCGTTTGCCATAATATTTATGGTTTTGTCATACGCTGGGGATTGTCTAATTCCAGAAAGAGCTTCCTCGATTCTATATTCCGATTCTGGGATAATGTGGTTCTGAGGAACATAGTTCTCTGAACCATCAGTATCATCAGCAAGGTCAAGAACATCAATATCTTTGTCTGCAATAATACGCTTCAATGCGTTAGGGTTTCCATCCAAGACTTCAAGTGCCAAGTTTAACTTTTCTACATCATTAACCATACCTCTTTTTTCCAGTGTTTTAAGTACTGGTAAATAAGGTTTCATATGTTGCATTTTTTTGTTATAGTCAACACCCATCTCAATAAGGTTACGTGCCTGATTGACATCCCTTAATTGAAACTCCCTACCACTAGCTTTAATTGGTTGCCCAAAAAGCTGGTGATAAGTGTCTTTGTATGCCTCGATTTCACTATCAGATAAGTCACTAGGTTGATCTCCTTCTGATTCTTCTTCATCGTCCGTTTGCTCTGAGTCGTCTTCTGCTGCAGCATCATCCTCATCATCTTCATTTACTTCGTCTGAATCATCATCATCGTCATCATCGCCTAAAGACTCATCTTCATAGTCTTCATCGTCATCGTCATCTTCATCTTCTTCGTCTTCTTCGGCTAGCATTTCTAATGCATCCTCTTCAGACATGTTCTCAAAATCATCGTCACTCATAGATAGTGCGGGATTTTCTTCACCTTCAAACTCGTCCTCTTCAGAACCAGATGTAGAGTTGACTAATAAAGACATTGCAGTTGATAAACTCAATTCAATCTCTTTCATCTTACTCTCCTTCTGCTTCGTCTCTTAGACCTTCAAGCTCTTGCTGTGATCTGGAAATTTGATTCTCCATTTGCATACCAATTGCTTTAATGTTCATAATGTATTGTCTAAGACCAGAGATCGCTCTCAAATCATCAAGAATTTCTTTTTGCTTTTCTGCTGTTTGCCAATCAGAGTCAGCTAGAAGACTTGTAAGTCTTGCTGGTTCTTTTTCAAGATACCCAATTGTGAAAAGCTCATTGAACTCACGGTTCTGGATAATCTTATCCATCATGTTTTTTCTGTTTACAGAATCTCTAGCTTGCTCAATTGAAATCTCAATTTGTCTTTCAACTCTCTCTAGTTCGTTCTCATTCTCGTTCATTTTCTATCCTTGTGTTTGTTTAGTTTTAGTTTGGTTTGTTCTGAATTATAACATACTTTTAGCTTAAATCCCTGGTCTCATGCTGCTTGCTATATTTTCAGTTGGTGTATCCATGCCTCTCAGGTCGGGGCCGCCTATCGCAAATTTAGGCAATTTGCTTCCACTTGATGGTGGTACATCTGTAACTTTCACACCTTCATTAGAACCAACGAAAGGTGTATCTTTGCTCAATAGAGAGTCAACACCTTTACGCTCAAGATCATTGAATAGTCTCTGATCTTCTAGTTCTTTAGATTGTGTCTGCTTGGTTCCGTCCTTCTCCTGAAGGAACTGAAGGTCAGTCATGTCAGAACCACTCTCAAGTGCTCTAGACTTAGATCTTTCAGTAGCTGTCTTGGCTTCTGTAAGCTCTGCATCAGCATACTTAGCAACTGTATCTGCTTCGTTCTCTGTACCTTTAGCTCTTTCATTTGCAACTTGTGCCTCAAGCAATTGTGCTTGTAGTTCTTGAATCTTCTCTTGAGCAGGATCTGGTTGAGGTTGATACTCTTCAATCTGCTTAGCAAGGTCTGGCATCTTCTTGAGGCGTGCAATTTTACCAAGGATAACTGCCTGAAGACCAGGATCCATATTTGGTCCGATAGTCTGAAGCATGAACCCAAGGTCTTGTGCTTGCTCTTGATCAACCTCTGGAGTTGAGATGGATAGTACGATGTCAAAGTGACCAGCAAGCTCATCTCTTGATATTGCAACCTCTTCTTCGTCTGTGATTCTAATTATCTCTTCATCTTCAAGGTTAACTGCATTCATGGCAATGATTTTTCTACCAATCTCTACAACACCGAAAGATAATCTTCTTAGTATTCCCATGTCACGCTTAGCAGTAGCATCAGATGCTGTTTTAACTGCTGTTGCAGTAGAACCAAGGGCATTACCACCTGCTTGAGATGAGAATGCTCTAATGCCAGTAAGTGCTTCCGCACCTTGCTCATGGAACTGGATCATCTCCATGGCTGAACGTGGGATGTCAGGATATGTTGACATGAAGAACGCTTTAGATGGATCAATGTCTGGGTTAAAGATATAATCCTTACCTTGTTCAAATCTAAGCTTCTGAGCTGGATCCAGTGCATTCGCTGAGATACCTTGCTGAGCATTCGCTGATTTACCCATAAGGTCGATCATACCACGAGTGATAGCTCCAACGATATCCTGGTGTTCTTCAATGAGGACTGCATCTGGTTCTCCACCATAAACATCTCCTCTTTTCGGAAGATAGATTACTTTTACAAAAGGAGGTCTTTCATCTGGGAAAGGATTCTCTTCGAGTCTAATCATCGTAGAACCAACGTATGTTGCAACGAATGGAGTAAGTGTACCATCATCATTGATGTCCCAATCTCCCCAGTATTCGATTGCTGTAAGTTTCTTACGAGGATCATCTTCGTAGTTAAATACCTTTTCCTGGTAGTCTTCTCCACCTATCGCAGCATCACTGTCATCAATAATTGCCTTGACGTTTGAATACTTAGGATCTTCGTTTAGTTCTGCACGAGATGTCTGGAACTGATAAGCCATAAATCCGGCTTTATCTAGGTCTCCATTACAGGTAGGATCAATAAGTACCTTATCATAGTCACACACTTCAAGTGTTGGTCTATTGTATAGAGTAACTGTTTCTTCAACTATCTCCATAGCTCCTGAAGGATCTGGAACCATCTGTGCATACTGCATAGCTTCCTGTTGCATTTGCTGCAGAGCCATTGGATCCATTTGCCCCATCTGTACTGCCTGCTGAGCCTGTTGGATCTGCTGCTGTAGTTCTGGTGGCAACTGTGGAACCATGACTGGTTGCTCAATCTCTTGTACTTCCTCTTCAAATTCCCAACCAACACGAACAAATACAGTACCCTCATCTACAGCAGTACGAATATATTGATCTATAAATTCTACTCTGTCGATGTCTTTATTGAATTGTTTGTTTAGAATGAGTGCATTGTCTCTTGCTGCCTGGTTATCCATGTGTGTAAGTGGTTTAACATCAAACATATCTTCTGAAGACAGTAATGGTTCTGTAAGTGCAGTGTATCTCCACTCATTTTGTTTACGAACCAACTTCGGCTGGAATCTACTTCTACCCTTTGGAGGATTTACTTTTAGTTTTCCGTCCCTGACATCAAGCCATCCTCTTACATTCTTAACGTGGTTGTCGAAATCTGCTTCGGCATCCTTAACGTCATTTTTGAGTTTTGAGACAGTAGGAGGATTCTTCCATGTTGGTTGAAGATTCTTTGGCTTTATCATGCCATTGTCATCATACTCTACTTCTACTCTGCCTTCTGCAGTATCAATTTGATTCATATATTAATCCTTATGCTAAAAATAGTTCAGCTTCTTTTTTGCGTCTAGCAATCAAGCCACGGTTGACTTTGCCATTTGCATGAGTCCATTTGTGGAACTCGCTGTATGCTTCTGCTATTTTACCATGATTTATATCACGTAGAAGTGTTGAGCTCTTAAAAGCACCAACTCCAAGGTTATAAGTGAATGAAACAAGTGCATCAAACTGGTTCTGAGTTAGTGGAACTTGAACATAGTGATTCACTGCCTTTCCATAGGTTTCATCTACTTGAGTACGCAGCAAGTATGTCGCTGTACGCTCACTTATATCTTGATCATCTAGCTTTACAGCTCTATGGTGATAGTGTGTGGTTCCGTATCCAATTGTTGGAACCATGGCTACATCCAAGTATGGATGAGACATGAATCCTTCAAAGTGCTTAATCAGTTCAATTCCGCTATCGCTTATCAACATTACTTGTCCTTATATAAATCGTATATGATTTGTGGTGTATTCCTAGAACCAGACAGATTTCTTGATCTTGGTTCATCGAGTCTCTTGAGTATGTTGGCAACAACCTCTGAACAGAAGAACTTGTTGGGGTCTTGAATGAATGGTATGTTCAACATACTTCCAAACAATGCACCAAGATAGTCATACATATTGTCATCGTTGATCTTGTTCACATATTCGATTGTCTCGTGCCAATGCTTCTCGCTGACTTCAACTTCAATGTAGTCATACTTCTCTTTGTGTTTCTCCGGTACATAACGTCTTGCAACGACACCCTGGCCAATAAGAGCTGTAACCCATACTGTGCCAAGGATAATCTCTACATGACTGTAGTGTGGGCTTCTAGTTACCCATCTGATGAACCTAGACACATTGCTTTTGCCGTCTTTGTAAAATGCTAGTGTTACTTTCATATTACTTTCCTTCTATTTTATCTAGTCTCTTTTCTATAGCATCAAGCTTATCAAGAGCCAATTTCAGTTTAGCCAGGGCTTCGTTTTCTTTTCTAAGAACACGATCCTTTGGCATAAACAATTTCTCCTGGATTGAAGCCTGTGCCTTCAAGTCAGCCAGATGGTATGTCTGAAACTGTTGAATAATCAGAACCACTGCCATAGCCAAGCCCATAAAGAGCTTTGACCAATCCATTTCACCGTTACTATGTTTTACAAAATCAGGCATCTATATTCCCTATATCTTAGCCCAAGTCGCTACACCTGCAGCTACTTTAAGTTTATACTCACCATCTGCTGTAGGAACTGGAGGCGGCATTGTAACATAGGTTGCGTGTCCAGCACTATGTAGTATGGGGGTCTTACCTTCCAGGTGAGGTGTTTTAGGGTCAACTTCTTGGTGCATTGCGGGTAAGTCTTTTGCATATCCACCCAAAGCATAACCAAAGACATGTGCCACGGACACCTTGTCAGCAGCAGTGATACCGTCGGCAGTAATACCAAAAATGAGGGGATAGCCATTATCCATGAACGCATCCATATCACTGAAGCCTAGAAACCAATCAAAACTTACGGTTGTCATTCCATCAGCATTTGTAGCTGTACCTTTATATAAGTTACTTGATGCACCACTTGTTATATTTGCCCAACCTGCTTTAGTTTTAACTACAGCCTTTAATGTGACTGCTTTGTTCGCATAGGGTTTACCATCTTTGATCAAATAGACATTAAAGCTCATAATACTTGCATGTCGTGATGCTGTTGGTCCTGAGCCGTGATTAGGATTAATAAGGTATCTAGCATTACTTGCACTCCACACACCGACTCCACCACTAAGCCCTGCTGATACATATGCAACATGGTCAGGTTGCAAAGTATTACCATCATTTATTAACTTTGTTGCTAGTTTTTGTTCAAGTGCTGATGGAACAAAAGGAGTAACACCAGGTTTTAATATTACATGTTTCTTTAGTGAGTCTATTCTTGTAGAGACATCATCAGTTATGTCTACAATATCAAGGGCATCTCTTACGTCTTTAGGTGTAATTGCACCAGTTGTGTTGTCAGCTAACAAAGTAGCTATCTGTGTTTTATTACTCATTTGAATCCTTTATTTAATCCTGAGCTAAATGCTCTTGTTATTGGTGCAGGCTTCTCAGATAGAACCCAGTGCCCATTGATCTTAATGTATTGTTCGTCTGATTCTTTCCATACAGGATTTGCCTTATCCCTTTGTAACAGTTCAAACTTTACGTTTGAAATTGTTACATATTCTGAATGATTTTTAACATTTGTCATTATTGATGTGCGTGTACCACTAAGTCTTGGTGGGCGTTTGTACCCCTCAAGATTTGCTTCGGCAACTACATGTGTAGGTATGGTATCACCGTTTGCAACCAAAAGCCTAAAATCTAGCCCCCTTGCCCTATCATCCATACTACGGACAATCAGACTTGTTATGTTGGCTATATTTGCAGGATCTATGTCGAACGAGATTCTGACTACTGACGCACCTGTTGTGAATATTGTCTTTGTTTGTTCAATTAGATGGGCTTCTGCTATAACTTGACTATGCATCATAGAAAAACCATCTGCTGTAACATCTTTTAAAATTGTGTTTCTACCATTAGAAATGTGAAGAGGAATATCTTTAAATGGAATATTGACTGTCATTTTAATGGAAGGTGTTTCCACCTCCACCCACTTCCCGGCTATCTTTTTATACATCATAATAATTCCTTATTTGATTTTAAAGTAGATGTCACCATCTTTACCTAAAGTATCAGCAGGAACAGTGGTTCCGTGCAAATGAGCTGGTGATTTATCAACAAGATGCTTAGTACCATATAGGTTCATAATCTTACCAAGTTGTTCTGCAGTTGGCTTAGGTGCATCAATATCAGCAACAGTTGCTACGTCGTTAGGCTTCAGTGCAGATAGGTCTCTAAGTACCCACTGTTGCCATGTAGAACCATCGAACGCTCTTGTATAGAATCTAGCATCTTTGATGTCCATGAATTCTTGGTATACCTTATTAGATAGGTTAGTATCTGCAAACACTTTGAGAATACCTAGTGAACCATCTTCTGGATAGTGCAACGCAACAGTTCCAAGATCAGTCTTGCTCTTGTTCTCGTAATATCCTTCAGTCTTGAATGTATCAAGGTCTGTTGCTGGTGTAAGAACTTTTGGAGTTGTGAATGTAGAACCAATGTTCATATCATCAACATATTGCTTGTTTGTAACGTCTTCACTAAACATTGGCTTGTATCCAGTGTCCATTGCTACAGAACCATCAGACTTCAATAGTCCAGAGATATCTTGCATTCTTTCCCAGTGGATATATACTCTCTCGTTATTTCTAAGTGTACCAGCATGAGAATAGTTGCTAACTGGAACAGTTACAACACTACCAGCCAATACGCCTTTACCGATTGAATCAAATGCTACGAAATCATTAATGTCTCCATTGTCGTGAAGGTTAATGTAGTCACCAGCAGAGATTGCACTTAAGAACAATGTCATGTCTGCAGATCTTCTATCTTTCACGTTGAAGTACATCTTCGTTGCTTTTGAAGGATCTACGTTGTCAAATGCTACGTAACCTTTAGAAGGTGTTGCATCAACAGTTCCTACTTTAACTTTGTAGTCAAACTGGAATAGTCCTGAACCATCATCTCCTGCATCACCTTTAGGACCTGCTACGCCTGCTGGACCTTGAGCTCCATGAGGACCTGCTGCTCCAGTATCTCCCTTTGGACCTTTTGGACCAATTGCACCTGCGGGACCTGCTGGACCTACACCTGCTGCGGGACCCCATACCATAGTCGAACCTTTAGTTCGTCCAGTTCTGAGTTCACCTTTTTCATTGATAGCGAATACAGCTTTGGTTGGAACTGCACCAGCAATGTTATTCGGAACCACAATAGCTAATTCGTTCTGGTTCTGGATAAAGTATGTACCTGGATCAGTAACTACTGGCTTAGTAAGATCTTGCTCATTAATGTTCTTACGTGTCTTGTAGATATCTGCTTCATCTAGGTCATCAAGGTTGATGTCTGTCGTAATTGTTATGTGATCAATTTTAGCCTGGTCTACTGGATCTAATCCACCACCAGTTCCACCACCTGAACCTGCTGGTCCTCTTGGACCTGTATCACCTTTAGGTCCTTTTGGCCCTGCAGCTCCAGTTGCTCCATCAGCACCTTTAGCTCCATCATCACCCTTTGGTCCCTTAGCACCATCAGTACCGTTGGTTCCTGCAGTTCCCGCTGGTCCTTGTGGGCCATGTGGTCCTACAGCACCATCTTTACCGTCAACACCATCTTGACCTGCAGGTCCGGCTGGACCAGGAAGTCCTACTCCACCTCCACCACCAGAACCAGCTC